GAGTTCTCTAACCTAAACTTCCATGAGTTAGACAGTATTGTCACTCGTGTTGGTCAGGATAGTAGAATTATATTCTCAGGAGACTACATGCAGTCTGACCTAGTAAAACAACAAGAAAGGTCAGGAGTCTTAGACTTTATGAAGATTACTCAGTCAATGGATGCATTTAGTTGCACCGAGTTTGATATAAGTGATATAGTAAGGTCAGGATTCATTCGAGAATACCTGATAACTAAAATTAATATGGGTTTTGATTAATGTTTAAACATATAGGTCCAGCAGTTCCCATAAAAGAACTGCAGACTCGTACCATGGACTCTGGTCGTTTCTATAAGATAGATAGTGCCTGGTTGCCAAGTGTCACAACGGTTGTGTCAAACGCAACTAAAGATGGTATACTGAAGTGGCAGAAGCGAGTTGGTTTCGCTGAAGCAGAGAAGGTCAGACGTGCGTCAGCATGGAGAGGCACTCAGTACCATAACTTAGTGGAGCATTATCTTAACAATGAATTGGAAAAAATTGAGGAAAGCGAAGGTCTTCCCAAGTACCTTTTTAGGGCTGCTCGTGAGACTCTTGATAGGATTTCTGATGTTGTTGCTATTGAAGCCCCTCTTTTCTCTCGCAATTTGGGTATTGCTGGCCGTGTTGATTGCATTGCCAGCTTTGATTCTGAACTTGCTATTATAGATTTCAAGACAACAAAGAATCTTAAGAAAGAAGAGCACTTAGATAAATTCTTTGTGCAAGAAGCAGCATATGCTTACATGTATTATGAGATGACAGGTGTGGAGGTAGATAAACTTGTTACCTTATCTGTTGCTGAAGATGGTACTACTCAGGTAGTGCAGAAATATGATAAGATACCTTACATAGATACCCTCATAGATTGGATTAAATTATACCATGAAGAAATCGGAACTGATACACTATAGACTTCAAGCAATGCTACGAGAGAATACCTTCAGTGATTTGGAATACTTGGGTGTTAAAGAAGATAGCATTGGTATCCCACAGCATTGGTATAATATTGGTGGACATGAGGTACCAGTTGATTCTATAGAAGAGTTAGAGAGTGTAGATGAAGAGTGATGTCCTAAGCGTACCATTCTATAAGTTCTACTACCCTGAGGAGAAGAGAGATGGTGTGCTACAGACCCTTAAGGGTCTTAGCTACAGACACAATGACACCAACTGGATTTGGGATGGGGTACCTTTGGATGGTGTAGGAGGCAGTGACCTCTATAATATACCTGACCTCAAGGATCTTTTCGACTGGATGCAAGACTGCATGGCCGAAATCGAGGAAGATATGGGTATCACTACAAATATGGTGTGTAATTCTGCATGGGCTAATCTAAATAAGACTGGGGAGTGGTTCTTTGACCACACTCATTCAAATTGTTTTATGTCCAGTAACTATTACGCATCAGGTGATTACAATGACGTAACACATTGGGTGCATCCTAATCCATGGTTTCACTACTCTAATATATGGCCTTGCGGTGCATGGACAGAGGAGAAATACAACCTAGTCCACAATGAACCTACCGAAGCAGGTAAGTTTATTGTATTTCCACCTGCTATACAACACAGAGCATTGCCAAATACATCTAAAGATGATAGAATAACCATAGCAGCAAATTGGTTCCCCACAGGACTAATTAATGCAAGTGGAGTATCCCACCTAAACGTTAAAGTTATACAATGAAAGAGATAGAGGATAAGTTTATGACACAGGGGAAGTTTACTTCGCTTGTAGAGGACAGACATAAAGCAAGCAACGGACTAATCAATTATATTGAAGCAGTAGCTTCTGTGTGCGAAGAGTTTGATATAGAGGTAACTACAGTTGGTAAACTGATATCTAAACCTCTAAAAGATAAGATTAAATGGGACGCACAGCAACTTAATTATATTAAACGGACAAGTAGAGGCATTTTAAACCTATGAAGGACGACTTTTTTAAATCAGAAGTAGTGCAGGAAGAATTGGAAGAGATTCAAGCATGTTATACTGAACTCTTGAAGATGTCATCTGGACTCAAGGAATTTTCTCCATCAGAGAGACTAGACCATATTGAGAAGACATTAGAGTTAGTAGCAAAGCAGAAAGTATTCTATGCACGGTTACAATTAGCTGCAAACGAGTTACAGGATGATGACAGTGCTAAAGCAATTAAAGAAAGGATTGACATAATGAGCGATCAGCAGTATAGTACTGGTATGAATCTTATGGTTGTCCTTGATAGTATGGAGCAGAAGCTACGTACATGGAGACAAGAACTAAAGGAGCAGGGAGTTGAAAATGGATAAACGACAGGTTACTGTAACTTTTCCTAAAGAAGAGTTATATATCCTGGAGGATCTCCAACAACTCAAGGAGGACTACGATATTAACGTGTCTAAGTTCCTCAGACGTGCCATAAAGACTGCTGTCAATGAGCATCGCTCAAAGATGGATGGTCATTGGCCTAAATAGTACGCTACTATAATCCAGTAGCAAATATCACAATACAATTACGGAGACAAATACAAATGTCATTTTCTAGCCTAAAGAAAAAGTCTGGTACATTCGCCAAACTAACTCAAGAGATTGAGAAACTATCTAAACCTCAAGGGCAAGGTGGTCCTGATGAAAGACTCTGGAAACCAGAGGTAGATAAGTCAGGTAATGGTTATGCTGTTATTAGATTCCTTCCTGAGCCTGAAGGTGAAGACCTTCCATGGGCACAAATTTGGAGTCATGCATTCCAAGGACCAGGTGGTTGGTATATTGAGAACTCTCTCACTACACTTAACCAGAAGGATCCTGTGGGTGAATTGAATAGGACACTATGGAATAGTGGACTAGATGCTGATAAAGATACTGCTCGTAAGCAAAAGCGTAAGCTATCTTACTACAGTAACATCTATGTTGTTAAGGATCAACTACATCCAGAAAATGAAGGAAAAACATTCCTTTACAAGTATGGTAAGAAAATCCATGACAAGATTGCTTCAGCAATGCAACCTCAATTTGAGGATGAGACACCAATCAATCCCTTTGATTTGTGGAAAGGTGCTAACTTCAAGATCAAGATCCAGACCATTGGTGGATACTGGAACTATGATAAGAGTGAGTTTGATGTACCAAGCACGTTAGGTGATTTTGATGATGAAAAACTTGAGAAGATTTGGAAGTCACAATACTCTCTTAAAGAGTTTACTGACCTTAAGAACTTCAAGAGTTATGAGCAGTTATCTGCCAGATTGAATTTAGTATTGAATAAAAGCACTAAAGCAACCGTCCAATCTAATGAGGAAGACGAAGAATTAGTTGCATTTGATAGTCCAGTTGTTAAAGCGGACCCTACACCCACCAAAACCAGTGGATTTGGTGCTAAAATAGAAGAAATAGAAGAGTCAGGTGATTCACCAGATTTATCCTATTTCGCTGCTCTAGCTAACGAAGACTAATGAAAAAACTATTAATGATTCCCATCCTCCTTATTGGTGTTGCTACACCGATTAAGGCAGAAGCACTAACTTGGAAAGAGTTTTGGGAACCATTTGTAGAATCATATCATTATGGACATGATCATGGATCTGGACATTGGGAAGATTGGAGGTATGACCACTATCACGGTGGTCACCACCATCATCACCGTCCAAGACGGAGAAAAGTCTGTGAGAAACTCATAACTGAGAAGGAATGGGTAAGAGGGGGCAACCCGCATGGTCGTGGCTACTGGCACGAACACACTAGACTTCACACATATTATTGCTAATTCAGATCAAGAAAAACCCCCGAAAAAATCGGGGGTATTTTTTTGCCTGGAGGGTCGAGTAGGTATTAATGCCTACTCCTAAAACAATGGTATCCGCAACGTTGTGGATTGTTTTTATCCTTAACTGCACGAGTATTCCATCCTGGAGGTGCACTAGGACGACCTTTTCCTTCTTTCATTTCTTGTTGAGTCTTGATTACGAAGAACTCATCAGTAGTTTTCCATGGTAAAGTTGCTACTCTACCCTTTCTATCGTTAAACGATTCAAAATCTGTGGAATCGAAATTTAATTCGTATGCTTGCATCTTGGACATATTTGGGGTTACTGCTGTTATTATATAGGCAATACGAGTAAAATGCAAGCTGATATATTACCGTGTCCCTTCCTGACACAAACTTTATTAAGGAATCGTAACATTACCCACTTCCATACTGGTTAGAAGTCGTGGTTGGGGAATCATTAGTTGTTGAAGTTGTTACTGTAACCGAAGAATCTGATAATGTTTGTCCTTCTCCTATAGTTGCAGCAGATGTGTCAAACGTCCTAGAAGAGTAATCTTGCTCTGAAGCAAAATCAATAGTACTGTCTAAACCAATATTTGTGACGTATGCCTCTTTAACAGTTACGAATTGCTCTTGGACGGTATTCTTCGATTTCTTGGCATTTGTCTCTTCGTTAGTTTCGCTATTTGGAAGATAATCGACCAAATTCTTAAATTCCTCTACAAACCCACCTAAGTATTGTTTGCGTAAAAGGTAAATATTGCGTTTATAGTTATTTCTCTCAGATTCGTAATCATAGACAGAAATGGGTCTTACGGTATCTGCCTTTCCTACCACAGTACCGTCAGGACGTGTATATGCCCAATTTTCAGGAACTTCCATTCCTGGTTTAATTAGCACTCTACCCTTTGTATCTCTAATTTTCTGAGTAACCCAATGATGGACAGAATCGGGACTTTCGTATTCTGAATCAATATATCTTTCTAGCTCATCCTCGGTCATAGGCCATTCATCGTATACATTGAGGATATTATTACAAAGTAGTACCACCCAGTCATATTGCATATCACCATAAAAATCATATGCAACCTGATCAGGTCTTTGGTTGTTTTTAATGGTATATTGAGAAAATCCCATTATAATGTCAGATAAGTCTTCACGGATCTTGATTCTTCTGAAGATATTCTTCGCAAGACTGTATGGATCAACGTTATTCTGTCTATAACTGGTTGTCCTTACATAGACCTCTGGTAGATATGAGAAATAATTAGACATTAGAAATTATTGTAATAGCCAGTGTTTTCTTCTTGTTGTTTGTCAAAAGACTCTTTTGTAAGGTAAGATGTCTCTTGGAAATCCAAGCTTAATTGATAGGCAGTAGGACCATAATCTAGGTATTTGACTGCATCTTCCATAGATCTCAATGACGTGTAATAAGCAGCACCCGCAGCTTGAAACTGCACATTTACTCTTTTACACACCATTTTGGCAGGAAACTGCATTAATGCGTTTAGGAATCCCCCACTATTATTGGGATCACTTAATTCTTCTTCTGTACCAGTAGCATCAACATATCTTACAATAGATGCTCTGAAGTATTCAGGAATGGTCAACCAGTTGGTTCCATCCTTACCAGGTAGTACTGCTTTACGCAGTGTATGAATGATATCGTATATTGTCTTTACTTCTTTGGCACTCTTTGGTACCATAGTCCAACTCCATGCATGATTCCTGAAAGTTGTACCTTTATACAACACCTCTTCATAAGGGTTGAATATTTTCTTTTGGACTAGAGCAGATAACCCTTGGGTACTGATTTGTGCTCCACCCAGTGATTGTGCACCTATTACTTTATTCAAAACTTCAGATCCAGCTCTGAAACCTAACATTGGTTTACCAGACTCTGCTGCATCAGATATAGTTTGTCCAAAGTCATCAGGTAGACCACCTTCTGCTAATCCATCTATTGCTGTTTGTACCGCAGCAGCACCAACTGCACCCAATGTTACACCTTCATAATCAGCTGTATATTCTTCTTGTAGCTGATGTGGTAAATAGAGATATATGGACTGTTGTAGATCATTGTTTTGATGACCATAAATATCTAATTTAAGGTAGTCAATTACTTGGGTAGGATGAGCCGATTCATCACGGATCGCTTCATTGCTACTAGCAGAATGTGCTCCATATGGTTTGGCTTGGGGGAATACTAAGGTCATGAGTTATAAAGGTAAATTCAGACCAGTCAACTACAAAAAATATAAGGGTGATCCTACAAACATTATTTATAGGAGTTTGTGGGAAAAGAAATTTATGCTATGGTGTGATAGAAATGCAAACGTATTGGAGTGGGGTAGTGAAGAGATTATTATTCCTTACAGGAGTCCTCTGGACAACCGTGTTCATCGTTATTATCCAGATTTTTATGTTAAAGCAAGAACAAAGTCGGGGTTACTCGCCAGGAGTATCGTCGAAGTCAAACCTTATGCTCAGACTAAACCCCCACGCAGAGGGAAGAAGAAACCAAGGACTTTTCTAAGTGAGGTTAAAACATATAATGTAAATGCTGCTAAATGGAAAGCAGCTAGAGCATACTGTGCAGATCGTCGTATGTCTTTTCTCATTATTACAGAACATCAACTAGGAGTATGAGCGTTTTTGCCGACATAAAAGAATTAGCTGGTGGTATGCCAATGAATAAGACTTGGTATAGAGAGCAGTTACAGTATGGTCTTGAAGAGTATACAGGTGCTTTTGAGGTGGGTGATATTATATTCTTTAATTATTCAGCAGCGACACCAGATCTACTATTTTGGGATACATTCCCTATGGTACTAATAGTTGATGTTGATTATGATAAGATGCAGTTTTCAGGTGGTAACTTACATTATCTGAGACCAACTACTAGGGTAACCATAGCTGGTAACTGGGCTGATGGTGGTATTTCATTTCCTATGCGTTGCTATCATAAATACTTTATATCTAATGCTACCAGAGTGTATAGAGTCCCTCAAGAAGACCTACATGAAATGGTACCTCTACCAGTAGAGCAATTTGTTATAAGACCTAAAGGACTTGGGAAAGTAATGGAAGTACCTAGTTCAGTAATATGGAGTAGACTCAAGTGAGTACTAATAGTTTTGATAAATTTAGACAGTTGATTGGAGGAGGTAGGAAAGAACCTTCTAAATCAAACCTGTATACAGTTGATATGGCACTACCTTTCGTCTTAAGAAAGAAGGTTGATACCATTAGGACAGATTATAGAGAAGCAGTCGAATCTCTTAGTTATCTTGCTGATCAGGTAGTAGTTCCTGGTAAAGCAATTATGACTGGTACACAGAGAGATGTAGGTGTAGCAAGGAATTTCGCCTATTCTGTTAACCAGTATGGTCCTTTAAGTATTGATTTCCTTGTTACTAAAGACCAGATTCATAACACAATCTTCCAGAACTGGATGAGCTATACAGCACATGATGGAGAGAATAGGGCAACTTTTTATGATGAATATGTGACAAGTATCAACATACTTAAGTGGGAAACAGGTTCTAACGTAGTATATGAAGGTCTTACTAAAGAAGGTAAGGTAGCAAGATCCAGACTTAATAGAGTTTCAGCAGTATGGCAATTCTATGGTGCATTCCCTAAAGATATATCAGGGATGACATGGAATAACGAGCAGACACAACTACAGAAGTTGACTGTGCAGTTTGCATACGAGAGATTTAGATTCGATACAGTAGATGACGGTAAATGGGGTGGTGATACTGACTCATATATAAATGAGTTTACTGATCTTGGTAGTGCATTATCAACAGATACATCCCAGAAACAAGTTGCAAAAGTAGGTTATTAATATGATGAAAATTGAATGTCCAATCTTCAAGAGGAAGATTAAGGACCATAGTGAGTTTAAGGATTCTGCACTGATCGCTATTAACAATCAGAAGGCAAGGATACGTGCAAATGACCTTGATATTATGTCTGATTATGATATAGACAGAGATGTACCACGTCCATATCTGGATTTTGTAGAAGATAGGATATATGATACCCTAACAGAATTTACTAGGGAGATGAAGGGTGCATTCTTTCAGGGATTTGAAGTAAGGACTTTCTTCTATCAGCAATATACGAAAGACCAATATCACAGTTGGCACTGCCATGACTGTCAATTTAGTGGTGTTTATTATTTGGATATGCCAAGTGGTACCCCTAAGACAGAGTATAGGGATCCATTTACTGATGATGTCCATGAGTTAGATGTAGAGGAGGGAGATGTGGTAGCATTTCCTAGTTTTCTTATACATAGAGCACCCCCTAACATGATAGATATACCTAAGACTATAATTTCCTTTAATTTCAATTTCTGGAATAAGGATCAACCATGTCAGTATACACGTCTAAATAGTTAACATATAATTAGTTGTTATGCCTTTACCACAGTTAGCCATACCTGAATATGAAGCTGAGATGCCTATTACAGGTCGCAAAATTACATATAGACCCTTCCTAGTTAAGGAAGAGAAATTGCTTTATCTCGCTATGGAGTCGCAAGACGACAAGCAAATGATGAAAGCAGTGAAGACAATCATTAGAAACTGCACCAACCTGAAATCCAAAGTTGAAGACCTAGCAACATTTGAGATTGAATTTATATTCTTGAAGATTCGTGCTTCAGCAGTTGGTGAAGTTAGTGAATTTAAGGTCACATGCCCAGATGATGAAGAAACTCAAGTAAAAGTTGAAGTACCACTAGGAGAAGTCGATGTTGTTATTCCTGAAGGACATAACAATAAGATTGATGTTGGTGGTGGTGTTGGTATTGAGATGAAGTATCCTTCATTGGAGACTTTTGTCCAACAAAATCTAACTGATACACCTTCACTTGATGATGTATTCCAACTTGCAGCAGGTTGTATAAACCAAGTGTATGACAAGGAGGAAGTATATGATTCTTTCACTAAGAAGGAAGCACTTGATTTCTTAGAGAACCTAAACTCAGAGCAGTTTGGTAAGATCCAAAACTTCTTTGAGACTATGCCTAAACTCTCTTATACATTAGAGGTAACTAATCCTAAGACAAAGGTCAAGTCAGAGTTGGTACTGGAGGGACTAGCAAGTTTTTTCGAGTAGCGTTAATGCATGACAGTCTTGAAAACTATTTTAGGACTAACTTCGCATTAATGCAGCACCACAAATACTCTCTGACTGAATTAGAGAATATGGTACCATGGGAACGTGATGTTTATATACAACTGCTATTAGCTCATATCCAAGAGGAAGAGCGTAGGCAAAAAGCAGACGAAAGAAAAATGTCAATGTAGATGTCCATCCGTAGTTACGTTAAAATTAAACCTATATCCGAGAAGGGAGCTTTCACGGATGGTTTTAACGAGCTTCGTAAAGGTATTAATCAGACTGGTAAAGTTACTGAGTCTATTGGTAAGAACTATGTTGAGACACATAAACTAATAAAGTTTGAGAAAGAGTGGTTAGCAGATAAGCAAGAGACAGACGTAGATACTGCTAATTTAGAAGATAAAGACGATAAGAAGAAACATAGAGGTTTTCTCTCTCGTTTTGTTCGCATGTTCAGGAGGAATAGACGAAAGGAGACTGAGAATGCAGCAGAGGAAGGTGAGAAAGATGCTGATAAGGATGTAGATAAGAAGAAGAAAGAAGCTAAAGGTCCGATGAAATCCTTTCTGGGGATGATTACTGGATTCTTAACACCTATATTCAAATTCTTCCTAGCAATGGGTGTTTTGGATTGGTTATCAAAGAGCCCAGAGAAAGCTCAGAAAGTATTTAAAGCAATATTTGCTATCGCTAAATTTGGTTGGGCGGTAGTAGGGTTTGGTATTAATAAGGTGATGGATGGTCTTACCAATCTATTTGGTAAGGGATTTGATGAAGGTCCAATTAAGAGGACTTTCAGATTTATGGGAGGTTTCCTTCAACTTGCATCTGGTATTGCAGCATTAAGGTTTGCATCCTACATGGTGATGCCATGGAAGTTGATAACTGATGTTAATAGATTGAAAGATGTATTTGGTGGTCAAGCAGATCAACAGGGAGAAGCAGAAGCACAGGCAGCTTGGAGGAAGAAAGGATATAAGGATAAAAAGACAGGAGTAATATATTCAGAGAAAGAATATAAAAATATGCGTAAGTCTGCACGTCGTGCAGGTAAAGAAAATGCATTCCAACAGAGAGTAGGTCCTACTGTTAAACAGAGAGGACGTAACCTCAAAGCAGGTGCATTAAAGAAGTGGAGAAAGGGTAAGGGTGTAATTGGTAAGAAGATGAAGGGGATTGGTGGTAAGTTATCTTCCCCTGGAATGATGAAAGGTGTTGCTATTTTAGGTGGTGCAACACGTATTTTCTCAGGTATACAGAGTGGAGAGGATGCAACTGAAGCAGTAGGTGCAGGTATTGGACAGGCAGCAGGTGGTATGTTAGGTGCTGCTGCTGGTACTGCATTATTAGGACCATTCTTAGGACCATTTGCACCTATAGTGGGTAATGCTATTGGTAGTTTCTTAGGTGAGTGGGTAGGTAAGACATTCTTACCAGTAATCAAACCACTATTTGAACCTATTGGTAAGATGTTTAGGATGTTGTGGGATCTGGTGAAGGGTTTAATGAAAGAGACTGGTTACTGGGATTTCCTTGGTACCTTATTCAAGTTTGTTGGTAAGTTAGGTCAATGGTTAATGACCATACTCGCACCACTAGGTAACTTCATTAAGATAGTGATGGGACCTGCTATATCATTGATAGGGAAGATTATTGGCATGGTTATAGGTGCTGTCAAGAATATGATAGCGTTCGCAGCTAATCCTATAGGGTTTGCATGGAGAGTTATAAGAGGTAAGGATCCAGGTGCTAATGTTGACCTGGCAGAGGAGAAGGCAGAAGGTGGAGAGGTAAAAATTGTTAAACGTAATGTACCTGTATTTTATGCAGCAGCAGGTGGTGCTATTAAATTAGTTAAAAGTTTAGCTGGTGGTGGAAACCCTGGACCTGTTAAGATTACTGACTACGTTGGTAGACCTACACCAGATCAATTCGTTTATAGTTGGCAGCAGTTGAGAACTAAGCATATTGAGAAGACCCTTAATGGAGAAGTAGTTGATGTATCATCTTCCGAAGAATATGAAGAGCATCTTGGGTCAATTGATCTACATCAACTGATAAAACATAATAAGGATATTATGGATGAGTTGATAGCACTCAAGAAAGCGAAACCTCATCATACTATTAGAGATATACTTCCAGGTGGATCCTTAGAAGGTAAGATACATCCTAGAATACTTTATCCAATACTTAATAATAGTGTTGCAGCGAAACTGACGAACAAACGTGTGGAGACTGAGTATAAGAAGTTCTTAAAAGACTATGACTTAGTTTATACTGATTCAGAAGGTAATAAGAAGGTAAGAGCATACTCAATATACAATGAGAATTTCTCCAAGGGTGGTGAAACTCCTATAGTACCAACTCCAGAACCTTCTATACATCATACTGGTGTCCCTACCAACATTCAAATGGAAATGATGGTTAAGGATAGGGATGCTGCTAAAGAAATGACTGAGTACCACTTCGCTGAGGAGGCAATGGATGACATTGCACCACAGGTTATCACTATTACAAGGAAAGTCCTTCAGCCCATAATAAATAACCAGGGAAGCGGTGCAACTAAAGTTGTATACACTAAACCTTCACCAATGTTGAGTTGTTAATAGATGGCAACACCCGCAGTTAAAGTACAAAAGGCAACACTCTATAAGATGATATCTTATAAGGGTGCAACTTCTGGTGCTACAAAATATACTCCCCTAACAGCAGCTGCTGAGATGGGTAAGTTTAAGAAGTCTTTTAATACAGGTATGGGTGCGATGACAAGGGGTCTTAACTCCCTTGGTGCTACCCTGAACAGTATCTCTATCAATTCCCAGAACATGTTAGAGGGATGGAGAGATAGTATTAAGTCACAGATATCAGATAATGCTGCTCTCACTAAGAAAGAAGACAAGTATAAGAGGTTAAAACTTAAGAGAGAGACAGATAGAGAGAAAGCAGAAGAGAAGAGAAGAAAACTTTTAGCCAGAGAAGAGACAGAGAAGAATAATGAAGGTAAGCAACCACTCTTTAAGAAGATCAAGACGATGTTCAAGGAGGGTGCTAAAGCAGGGATAGGTGGACTGTTTGGTGGACTCTTAAAATTAATACGTTGGGCTATACCTTTATTACTAGGATATAAGATACTAGATTGGGTGAGTAAGAATCCAGATAAAGTCCAGAAACTTGCTCAGGGGTTTGCTGCTATAGGTAAGTTTGTATATAATGTACTAGCATGGTCAGCAGGGACAGCTCTGGATGGTATTACAAAATTCTTAGAGAATCCTATAAGTCTTAAAGGTATCTTTGGTCTTGCACAGTTTTTAATAGGTGCTGCACCTATATTCTTAGGGTTTGCATTCCTTAAGAAACCACTAGCAACACTTAAAGCATTGAAGTGGGTGGTTGGATCCCTAGGTAAGGGCATCATGAACATGATGAAATTTACCAAGGCAGGACAGAAGATGCGAAAGTTTTCTGTTGGTAAGTATGGTAAACTTCTTAACGGAGCTCTAGTTGGTACTGGTGCTGCAATGGCAACGTTAGCAGCAGGTGGTAGTGGAGCAGAAGCAGTTGGTGCGGGTGTTGGTGCGGGTGCAGGTCAGATGATCGGTGCTAAACTTGGTGCTGCTACTGGTATTCCAGGTGCGGGAGCAATAGGTGGAGCACTTGGAGGATTAGCGGGAAGTAAGATAGGTAAGGGTATCGGTAAGATGCTAGAACCCATTATCGGACCATTGAAAGAATGGTTTGGTATGGTCAGTAAGGTATTTAATGATGTCATAGGACAGATAAAGGAACCTTTTGAGCAGTTCTTCAAGACTCTTGGTGCTTTTATGTCGAAGATATTGGCAGCAATTGAACCACATATGCCACTCATTACTAAGATATTAGGTACAGGTTTTAAAGTAATGTTCTTCCCACTGATAATGGGTATGAAAGCATTGACTGCTATTATGAAATTCTTTATGAAGGACGCAGGTCCTAAGGATGAAGTAGGTGGTGGAGGAGAAGAAACACAGACAGACACGACAGTAACTAAGAGCAGTAGCAAGGGTACCGCATCCTTTAATCCAGAGACAGGGAAGCGAGAGTATACTGGTGATATGACTGCCGATAAGGAGACTGATCTAAGGATTGCTAAGGTTAGGATGAGAATGCATCGTGGTATGGATGATGAAGAAAGAAAGGTGTATGAAGATCAGATAGCACGTCTCGAAGCAAATAGAGCGAATGGTGGATGGGAAATATTAACATCAGAACAAGCAAAAGAGAAGTATGGTGATATGGATTTCGCCAAGGGTGGATGGATTAATGGTCCTCAGTCTGGTTACCCAGTATCATTAGATGGTAAGCAAACCTCATTCATTGGGCATGGTAAAGAGTGGGTAGGAAGAAAGTCAGGTGGTAGAGCATTTGTGGTACCATTCGACACTCCTGCTACAAGAAAGGATAGTTCTCTCACCAGTCGGAGAATGGGTGAAGCTGCTAGAGGTGGGTATAGTTTACCTTATTCCATAGGTGGACCTGTATATAATGTCAATGTTGATAAACTTGCTCCATCATTTGCACAGGGTGGCACTGTTGCTATAGTTAAGAAGGTAAGTAAACCTAAAGGTGAAGACAGACCTACTGGGATGAAGAGAGTCCTAGCAGGGTATGCTGATATGTTAACTGGTAATGCGTTTGATTTTGACAAACGTGGTGACATGAAGGATGGTATAAAGAATGTAATAAATCAGAAGAATGAGGAAGGAAAACCTGGTGGTCTGATGAGATGGATGGCAGGTGCTGCTGACATGATGACTGGTAATCTGTTTGATCTGGATGGACGTGGTAATGTTCTGGATGGTGCTAAGAGATTAAAGGATAATGTTGGTAACCAGATCAATGAAGCAAGAATTAAGAAACAGGTAGAGAAGTTCCAGAAGATACATGGTGCTATGCATAACCCTGAGAATTATACTATTAATGAGAGTGGGGAACCTATTACTCTAGGTGGTGCAGGTAAGCAGCAAGCAATTGTACTTCCAGGTAAGAAACATTTAGACTCAGATAAATTCGTTAGACCTAAGTTTGGGGTCATTGCTGATGCTATGACTGAGCCCGTGGAGTTAATGTAATGTCACAGGTAAAGAAGACAACCTACGCACCAGCTCGTAACAATGCTGAGATGGTAATCACTAAGATGCAGATTACCATGATGAACGATGATGTCTATGATATCAGGGACATGGTGGCTCAGTTTAAATACTATGAGTCAATAGAATCATCATTCTTACGTGCTGAGTTTACTATGATAGATGCAATAGATTTCAATGAGTTATTGCAGGGTGCAGAGACAATAGAATTGGATATAGAGACTGCTAGTGCAATCTCTGAAGAAGGAGCAAAGGATCCTAAGAGGATACCTCTACAGGTAAAGTTACAGGTCTATAAGATAGGTGACATCATTAAGTCTGAGAGAGGACAGATGTATAATCTGTATTGTGTATCTCCTGAGATGTTCCATGATGAAATGACTAAGATATTAAAAGCATTTGGTCCAGGTAAAGGGTCTAAGGATGTAGAGAATATTCCTCTGCATATCTGTAAGGAGTATCTAAAGGCAGGTAAGAAGGCAGTATCTGAAAACTTTGAGAATCATTCTAAGATTACTTACATATCATGTAACTGGAAACCTAGTGATGCTATAGCATACATGACTGATAAGGTAACTAGGTTGACTGGTAGTAAAGGGGCTGTTAAACAGTCTGGATACTTATTCTTTGAGAATAGGAATGGGTTTAATTTTAAATCTATAGACTCCATTGCTGATGGTGGTGCTACCAAATATATCTACACCTATACTTACGTGCAGCCAGGTACTGACCCTGCTGATGGTGGTGTTTATGGTATTGAATCTATAGACTATCCAGATAAAGCAAATCATCTTCAGAATATGAGGAGGGGTACATATAAGTCTGCTGCTATAGGTATAGCATTACCAGTGCAGTCTGCTAGTTTCACTCCCACTTCAGGTAGTAAGTCAGGTGATGGTGGTAGTGATAACGTCAGTGATAATACAACGTCCCCAGGTGGTACCGTTGGTCAGGCATTCGAGATTGAGATGATGGGTATATTTGGTAAGGCAACTACTGTAGAGAAGGTACCACCTTATAAGTTACCAGAGTTTTTTGATAACAGTCAACCTACTAGGATGAAACTCCGTGCTCTTCCTGGTATGAAGAATCAACCTAAAGGTACTAAGTTACCACCTGGAAAGACTAATGTTGGTACGGGTGGAAACCCTGACATAGATGCGATGGCAGTTGCACAATATGCTAGTGGGAGGTATAATTTACTTAAATCGATACAGTTAAAGGTAAAGATACCAGGTAATACAGGGATAGGTGCAGGATATAAAATCAAGGTAATCATTCCAGCTTCACGACAAGAATCTGATACTACAGTCAAACAAGACAAGAAGTTTTCAGGATTATATGTTGTTGCGGCTCTAACACATACCTATGAAAAAGAAGGTCTTAGTACTGAATTGCTGTTAATTAGGGACTCTTTGCCTAAATAGTTACAAGGAGGTAAAAACTTATGACTACTATAGAGCAACACATACAGCATGATAAAGAGATCCTTGAGGATCCAATGACTAATCCTGCTGCACGTCGTCACTACAAAGAAGAGTTGCACGACCTTATAGAGTATCAAGAGCACCACAAATCTGAGATAGAAGGTGGTGACCATCACGATCCTAATGCTTTAGAACTATTTTGCGACCAACACCCTGACGAACCAGAGTGTTTGGTATACGACGATTAATATTGCTATATAATAATGAGCTCAAAGTGACAGGAAATGAATAAATGGTTTGCAGGAGGACTTGGCCTTGCTATAGGCGTTAGTCATCTAGGCATGATCGGTATTATTGCTAACCGAGGAGGTAACAGTAGTAAATTGCCGAGCCTAGATATTCCAGTAGGGTCTTTTACGACCTATGAAGCAGAAGTTTCGGAAGAAGGATATAGAATAAGATATAAAGCGAATGATCCTAAGACGATGTTCATCACCAAGGACATCAAGAAGAAGGGTGGATTCCTAGGACTGGCTAACAACACAGTTAAGACAGTTGAGGAGTATACTATGGATGGAGCAGTACACCATGGTGGACCTGTCTCTACACCTACAGCATGGATTGACCCCGCAGCACTTGCTATCACAGGAGGTAAGTCAGATGACATGGGAAAGGTCAGTGCAAAAACCGAAGAGTGTATAAAGGCAGTCGGTGGTGGCGAACAGACTGGAAGACTTGTCGGCACTAGCGTTGGAGCAGCAGCTGCACCTACTGTATCAGGCATACCATTCGTAGGATGGTTAGCAGCAGGTTGGGTAGCAATGTTTGGTGGAAATCAGGGTGCAGAAATAGGCGGTCAGATGGCTGAAACTATGACAGAATCATGTGATGAGATTTAATGAGCAAGATATACACCAACTAAGAGATGCGTGTATACATTATCAACAGACTGCTGACTCTCCATGGAGGATTCGTCAGTATGATCAATTGATATCTAAACTAGATGACTACTCACGTGAGTATGAGTGTGATGATTGCAAATATTGTGAGATACATAGATGAAGTGTGAAGTTACATTATATGTTGCAGGGACTGTATTCAAAGAAGAGGTGCAGGCTCGTGACTATGATGAGGCAAAGAAAGTTGCCCTTGCTAGAAATCCCAATGCTACAGTCATGGGAGTTACTGCTGTTTTCAGATGAGATTCAATGAAGTGGTGGGTCACTATAGGAATCAGAGACAAGCATTCTCTAATCCATCCACGTGGCCTCAGATTGATATTAGAATAATTGAACCTAACCATGGTACCTTAGAGGTTAAGTCATGGTACAAGTATAAGGGTGAAGACAAACCATATAATAATATACGTTATCAGTGGAGACATGTGGATGAAAATATCGTCTACTGTGAAAGTTATAATCTTATTGATGGTTCCAATACTTGTCCATTCGTCTGGCTTTGGAAGAATGGTTGGTGGAACGGGACTCCAGATGGAGAATGTATTCAAAATGGAATCAGGTTGGTTTCAAAAATAAGATTCAGACCAGGTGAATATCGTGCCATAGATACAGGTTATGATGTTACAACAGGAGACTTCCGTTGGGGTAAACCTGAAGAGGATGGAGAATTTCTCTTCGTTAAGTTGGATAAATAAAAGAAAACTATTATATAAATGTCAACCAAGACTGATTTCATGGGCAGAGACACCTACACTTGGTGGGTAGGTGAAGTTGAGGACAACGAGGATCCTTCCGAGTTAGGTAGGGTCAAGGTACGTATTCTTGGGTGGTATACTGGTGTACAGGGTGAGAAAGCATTTCTAAAAGAAGTCCCGACTGAGATACTACCGTGGGCTACTGTACTACTACCATGTGATAAACCACAGACTAAATCTGCTGGTACTACAACAGAATTACAACCAGGTGCATGGGTGCTAGGTTTCTTCCTTGATGGTGAAGAAGCACAGTTACCATGTGTCTTGGGTTCATTTAGAGGTTTCCAACAGCAGCAGTCAGATGCTGATACCACTATTGCAGACCCTAAGATAGCAGAGAAGAAGAAGACTAATACTCCAGGACAGAAATCATTAACAGGAGAGCAGCAGAAGGATGGTCACCCTTATCCTAAGGTGCAGACAACTACTCCTAGTAATACAGATGGTAATGTAGAGGAAGCAAGAGGTGTTATCAGTACTGCGGAGCAAACTGTTCCAGGTAATGTAGTAACTAACCCTATCAAACCACCTGTTAATGCTAATGGTATTGCTGATGGTGTTGCAGGTCCAGCAGGTAAAGGATTTGAGACTGACCTAACAAGGATGTTAACTGAGTTAGGTGAGATGGCAGCATCTATGGGCTCAGGTCCAGGTGGATTCGTCAGTGTTATTACTGGTAATAAGATGGCAGGAGACAAGGTGAGAGAGCACCTTGGTAAGGTAATGAACTTCCTGAGCTCAGGTATATCTGGTATCTTAGCACCACTTAAAGAGATGCTTGCTAAACTCATCGCTGAGGTGGTGGGTATGGTTGTTAAGATTATATCTCAGTTTGTACCTATCGTTGTTATCAATACTATCATGTCATTCTTGACACAGATATTTGATATATTCTGTGCTAAGACACCGATGTGGTTAGGACTGGTGAAGGGAGCACTGAGTGATACGGCGAACTTCGCTAACCAAATGGCGAGCCTGGCGGTAGATAAGATAGCCAGTAGTACCATAGGTAAAGCGATTGATAGTGCAGTTAAAGGATTAAGCAACCGTATTCTTAGTGGTATCACTAACGCAATGAATCGTGTTAGAGACGTTACTGGTGATGTAATGTCTGCTGTTAGTGCTGCTAAGGGATTAGCAGGAGCAGCAAGGGCACTCGGTGATACAGTCAGTATGATTATGGAGTTTGATTTCACATCATTAGATTGGGGAAGTCTACTTCAAATCCTTCTTGCTATTCTTGGTATGTTATTTAAGAAGAATTGTGGGAGGAAGATAAAACGTCCGAAGTCCAAAGCGTGGTACCCTCTGCTTGGTACCACGGAATGTGATAACTTAGAGGATGCAGTCAAAGGGACACCATATAAAGATGTTGATGGTCTATTTGATCAAGTAATATCGGGTGCTAACTCATTAACTGCTGCTATCACTGGTGCTACCAGTTACATCGACCAGATGTTCCAACAGATAGACCCACAGTTGATGCAGACAGAGACATCACTTAATGGTAGTAAGATTATTAATGATGCAACTCCAGGTAAAGAGAAGAGGATAGTATCAGGTCCAGGTGGTGTTAGTAGTTTTGAAGACTCATGGGGTAATAGACATACTAATGTACCTAACAATGAGACTAAGATTATTGCTAAGGATAAGTGTGAGACTATTAAAGGTAACTATACTCTTACAGTAGAGGGTGACTTCTATCTTAAGGTAATGGGTAACTTCCATGAGGAAGTAACAGGTGCTAAGAATGAAAATCATTCACAAGGTCCACAGTCAGATTCAGAGGGAGATTCTAAATCACCTGATACGAATACTACTGGTGGTGCTGTAAATGATGTAGATACTAACGTTACTACAGGTGTTGTAGATTCTGATACACAGTCACAAGCAAATGATTTAGGGTCAGGAGGTAACTTCTTACTCTATAAGAGGAATAAAGCATTACAAGAGAAATGCTCAGATGGTTTCTATCCAATAGATCAGATACCATATCCACCTGATGCTGATGAGTGGGGAAGGACACCTAATGGTCCTCAATTATCAGGTGATTTAAAAGATGATACTGAGCAGAAGTCTGCTGCTAGAAAGGAAGGTGACCATGATATAGCATATACTGGTGAGGTTAAGATACAGGGTGCTAAGGTCAGCATGACAGGTATTGAGTCCTTGATGGTTAACTCACAAAACGTTAAGATAGAAGGTAATACTATTGAGAACATTGCTGATGGTGAGATAGTCAACCAAGCAAACTGGATTACATCATTCCTAAATGCAGGTAGATTTGAGTTTATTGCTCTATTCAACCCATTCGCTGCTATTACTGGACAGTTTAGTCTTGTTAAAGGTGCTATAATTGATATCACATGTGATTTACCATTCCCTGCGGTTGCACCACCAACACAGATAAGGATGTCCATTGGACAGACCTTACCAGCTACCATGGCAGATATACTCGCAGGTAGTACCAATGGATTCCATGCCACATTCGTAGCAGCACCAACTGGTGTTATCTCTGAGTTTGTGCCTATGGGTACCTTGATAAACCAGGTGGGGACTGGGATGGCATCATATTCTGTAGGTGCAGGTTACTTCGCAGCAGGTTGTGCAGGTGGTCCAACCCAGATATATGGCTTGCCAGTTATGCTAAACTGATGTATACTATGGGATACATACACTAGACCTATGGACATCACTGGTGATACCGAAACCTACCTCGAACACGTATTTGTTAATATTTCAAAGCGTGAAGTAAAGATCATGGACAATGAAGGATACGATGAGGTAATTTCTTGGAAGTTTGATGGTGAGGGGATGGAGGGTTTCGAGGAAACTCTTGCTCATTTCCGTGAGACTATACCAGAAGATATGATTACGTACACAGCATGAATATAATAGCATTAGACCAAAAAGAATTTGCAGAGAATGTAGATTTCTCTCTATCTCTAGCATCTAAGGGTCATACCCTTAAGATAACAACTCCTAGTGGAATTGTGTTGTTAATCTCACCTGTGGCCTCTGAAGTCAGAGACCCAGAGAATCCAGAGATAAATATCCCAAGTCCTGAGGATTTTAAACCTGACCCAGTAGGGACACAGGCATATGTCACTCAAGCACTATCTGAAATGGCTCCAGGAGGTAAACTATTATGAAACTACGTGAATCAGAAACCATAAGAAAATCGTGGACACAGACAGATTCCAAAGGCCGAAAAACAGTTTGGGAGTGGGATGAAACTCCTGAGCTACGTGCATACATTAAAAAGCAAGAATCAAAATGAAAATATTCCTCGATACTGCTGAGACTTCCATCATTAGAGGGGAGTTTGCAACAGGTCTCGTTGATGGGGTAACAACTAACCCCACACTTATTATGAAGTCAGGTAGAAATCCAGAGGATGTCTATTCTGAAATAAAGGACATTGGTGTACCAGATATCTCTATGGAGGTAGTGGGTGATGCCGAAGAAATGTTACAGGAAGGTTTACGTTTATCAAAGAAATTTGGTGACGTTGCTACAATAAAAGTACCATGCACTAGAGAAGGACTCGGAGCATGTAAAATTCTATCAGAAGAGGGAATCAAAGTTAATGTTACGCTTATATTCAATGCTGCTCAGGCTATCTTATCTGCAAAGGCAGGTGCTACGTACGTCTCTCCTTTTATTGGGAGGTTGGATGACAATAGCGTGGCTGGATTGGAGGTTGTCAGATCAATAAGTGAAGTGTATAGAGTGCAAGGAGCAAAGACTCAAATACTTGCAGCATCTATTCGTGACGCATATAAGGTGACTCGCTCATTCTGGAATGGTGCACACGTTGTTACCATGCCACCTAAAATATTCAGTAACTTATATAAGCATGTGCTTACTGATAAGGGATTAGAATTATTTGATGCTGATTGGGCAGAAGTCCAGAATACTATTAATCGGGAACCCTTCCAACCACCTGCATATGCAGCAGGTGTAAGACATGGTGGAGATTTAGATGCTATCTAGTGAAGGAGTTGAATTTATACAACAATATTATCCCATTCCTGATGTGACATGGGATGATGTAATCCAGAAACTAGATGAAGATGTATTAGATGGAGATTGGGGGTATTCTAACGAGAAATGGCCTGATAAAATTCTCCCAGTAATAGTTGGCACAGGACAATATGTCCCACCTAATATAATGCCAATATACGAAGCAGTAATAGAGGATGTAGGTATGAATTGTATGCATACCTATATTTCCTTCAGTAAATTATCAGATACGTTCGGTCGTCATAATGATGACATGGACGTTTTTATTGTACAAGCAATAGGAGAAACCTCATACAAATTTGATACTGGTGTATGTCATAGGTTAAGACCTGGAGATGCTATCTTCATACCTGCCTATGTTTATCATCACCCATTTAATCATGGACCTAGAGTATCACTTAGTTTTTCAACCGATGGAAGATATTAATTGGAGTTATGACGAACTCAAAAAGGCACTACTTGACAGTGCAGCAGACTATGATAGAATAGTTAGGAAAATGGATAAAGATAATGACAGGACTAAAGTCGAAACTGAAGAGGGAGAAACTCAGAGCTCAAGTGAAGAGTAGATGGTATTATATTTTCTGGGGTGCATGCACTGTATCAGTTTTCGCAGGACAAATTTACGTTGGTTACGGATTTCGTCGTATGGCCGACTCTTTGAATAGATGGTTTGATGAAACTATTCAAATAATTCAACCAAAGACTCCACGTGGATTTTACTTACCAATCGTGCCACCACCAACAGGTGACTTTCACGAAGATGATATCGTGATTAGATAAAAAAAACCCCCATAAGGGGGTCTTTTTCTATGCAGTTTCGCTTAACTCCTGTGATTTAAGTATAAAACATTTGACTTCTTAGCAAAGAAGACTTTGACATATTCTTTTTGCTTCTGGACTCATTGCATCTATCATACAAGCGAAGTATTCATCAATATTCTCCTCTTGTGATGTGAAATCGCAACGATTATTGTCGAAATGCTTCCACTCAGCTAGTTGATTTTGCGAAATTATATTATGCATAGTTTTTGAAATTAAAGTTTAATTGAAACATGATATATACCTTTTAGGTCATCTTGTTATCCTCTAATTCTACCACTATTTATGTGTTGGTATCAACAAATACATCAGGATATTAACAAAAATAAATGCCTACGTACTTATGCCTAATCCAAATCAACTATACGAAGACATGGAGCAGCTCAATATGCTCTACGAAGAACTCTGTTGGGATCCCGATGATGAGTTAGATATGAAAGCAGATTATGCCAATGACTGCATCATTATCACCAATAAAAATAGGCAGTTATAAGCCTTATAAATAAAACTGTAGCAAATTGTCTTGAATTTCAGTGGCAACTAAAAGAATATCACAGTTAGAAACAATCTCTAATGATTTGGTAACTGGTGAAGCTATAATGCCTATTGTTATCTCTGACCCGCTAATACCGAATAGAAAAGCAAAGATTAATCAACTTTTCCGTGGAGTGAGTGCAGGATCACAGACAGCCCCAGGAATAGCCTTCGACCTAGACCGAGACACAGGAGTGTACCAATCTGCAATAGATGAGATTGGATTAACTTTTGGCTCTGCTGCTTTGTACAATAGCAGAAGAGCAAATACCGATGGTAGTAGTACCTTATTGATTAGGGGAATTGATACTGCATCGGCAACTTCTAATATAGAGATGCAACCTCAAGGTAGTGGATATTTCACAGTTGCAGCACCTATAATCCAGACTGATGTTAACTTCTTACTTTCAGGTGACCAAAACCCTGCTAAGAGAGCACAGTTTAACGTAGATAATATTTCTACACAGTCAGGTACAAGAAGATTTGATTTACCTAATGTTGGTGTTAATACATCTACTACATTAGTTGCTAATGATACTTTTCAGACATTAACTAATAAGACTATCCTTATAAAGGATGCTGAGCTACAGATTACAGGTACCACTGATACAGCAAAGATAGCAAAGTTTGAAACTGACGCATGGGAATCACCAGGTTCTCACACATATAAACTACCTGACTTTGGTGCATCACAGACACAATCTACATTACTTGATGACATAACAGCTCAGAATGTATTCAACAAGAATATGGTTAACCCCACATTCTCTAATACACCTTCTGATGATGAGAATAACCCAACTCGTTTTGTTATATTTGATGCATCAAATCTAACTCAGGATAGGACAGTAGTATTTCCTGACTTGAATACAGTAATTGTAGGTACTGAATCAACACAGATTTTAAGTAATAAGGTATATCAAGGAGCAGTTTTTGCAGATACTGACCCTGCTGATGGATTAGGTAGAAAGATTCAATTAGATCTATCTAATATAGAGGATAACCAAACATATGTCTTTGGTTTCCCAGATAACCCACCAGAAGCACCTTTAAATACTTCGGGTACAAACATCTTAGTGTCAGAGTTAAAGACACAAACTTTGAAGAATAAAACCTTCGAGCTTGCTAAGATAAATAACCCAGATAATGTCAATGGAATAGTATCATTTGACATGTCAAATATTACTGAGGCAGTAAACATTCAATTCCCGAATGCTGATGCTACATTGTTATCTACGAATAACATCTCAGAAGTTGCTATTACCTTCGGTGGAGCACTAGCAGCACCTGTCTTAGGAGGACAGATAAGACTACAACAACATTTCATGTCAGGATGGTAATTAACAAATGACAGCAGGAAGACTAGCCGCTGACAAACCAGGGGCAACCACAAATACAGTACTATATCGATGCAATACGGAGAGATCAGCAAGCACAGTTTTAAATGTTTGCAATCAATCAGGTAGTGCTGCTACATATAGGACTGCACTTAGGGATTATGACCAAGTGCTACATTTGGATGGATTAAACTCATCCGCATACAAGTTTCAAAAGGGTAACCCGCTATCAGCATATAAGTTGACCCTTAACCCAGGATTTACAATGAGTAATGCTATTCCTGGTACTACATTTACTACCACTAACGGTGCAACCGCAAAGTTATTAGATGTATTCAAACCTACTGACATCGCTGTTTACTACACTAAAGTCCTACCAGTTTCTTCTACTCCTTTACAAGCAGACTCACAGGCAGGTACATTCGACGGTGGAGAAACCCTGACAGGCTCTACCTCTGGATTTACTGCTAACTTTAGAGGAAGTGTAGGTCCTACAATGTATATTGAATATGCAGATATAGCATCTGGTGCTACTTCCGTAAAGATATCTCGTAATACTGGTCTTGCAGATGGAATGTATATCACCATTGGTGGTGTTACTGCTGCTGAAATTGTAACTATCAATGCTTCAGGTATTGATACACTGACTAATACTCTTACTATTACAAGAGGTGCTCTTGGTACCACTGCTGCTGCTATTGTGGCAGGGTCACAGGTTAATGCATGGTCTGAATCTGCAACAACATCAACTATTGATGAGGGTGCAACATATGCAGCTGGTGACCAAACTCTAACAGTCGCTGACTCTACTGGATTCATTGGTGGTGGTGTTATCAAAGTTGATAACGAGATAATGACCATTGATGCAGTCAACGGTAATGATTTAAGTGTAAGTAGAGGTCGTTATGGTACTGCTGATGTTGACCACAACAACGGTGTTGCTGTTACTCTTTTAACAGATAACGGTGTATATCTCTTAAACTATTGGACAGAAGCGGAGACAATAACTGGATCCTCATCTAACGCAACAGCAATTCTAGGATTCCCAGGTAACGCTGCTGCTCAGATTGACAATAAGTATTGTATATCACAGACAAGTGCAGTCGCAACTGACCACGTTTTAGCTGATGCTCCTACATTCAATATTGACAGGACATATAAGTATGACCTATCAGATGCTACATGTAGTAACTACCCACTGAAATTCTCAGCAGATGATGCTGAAGGTACTAATGGCTCAGGTACTGAGTATACAGCAGGAGTAAGTAAGGTAGGTACCGCAGGTACAGCAGGAGCATATACTTCAGTTGAAATTACTGATACTACTTCCAACTTACTATTCTCCTATGCAGATGGTTCCCCTGCTGGATCTACAACTGGGGTTGGTTTCCAAGCATCAGTCCAGTCAGACCCAACATACACAGACATATATGTTTATGATGTTGGTGGTGAAGCACTCGCTGCTGCTGACACATTTACTATTAACCAGATTACTCAAACTATTGAGGCAAATGGTGTTGAAGTAGGACCTTATGGATATGTCCAAGAATGGTATCCAATGTCATGTCATCTTAAAGTTACTTTAGGAGAAGGGTCACAGGCATTTGCTGTTAATGATGCATTCTATGATACTCCTACTCTTAATAATGGTACAAGAGTAATTACCACTGTTAGAGATGGTAAGATGCTAACGTTTAATAACGTTGGTGCTGCTGATGGCTCAAGGACACAGGGTACATACACAAGTATTTCTCCTAACTCAACAGGTGGGTCTGGAGACATTGCATCTACCAAGGTAACTGTTGTGGTAGATGGATCTGGAGCAGCGACTATCACCCTATTAGATGGTGGGTATGGTCATGCTGGATCAGATACTCTCACTATCAATGACTCTCAGTTAGGTGGTGGTGGAGGTGCTGCATTAACATTTGATGTGGCAACTATCAGTACTGGTATTCATACAGACCAGACAGGAATATATGATGCTGAGGATTATTTCTTCTATGGTAAAGCAATAGATGCAAATGTTACCGATAAAAACAGTTCTATTATAGTTGGACCTGGACAGAATTTACTTGTATATTCTAGTGCAGCAGATCTTAGTTATGTGGTTAATGGATTTGAAACAAACTCAGATGACTTCCCAGTGGTACAATTGACTAAAGTCGCTACTGGTGGTGGCGGTGGTGGTGCTGCACCTTAATATTGCACCTAAATAACTACATCAAGGATAATAATAAATGGCATTAACCCGCTTAAAGAATATTATTACGTCAAGGACTGGTCGTATTATATACGTCAACCCTGACGACTTTGATGCGTCTGACGCATATGACAATAGAGGTAACTCAGCATTGCGTCCATTCAAGACATTGCAACGTGCTTTCCTTGAAGTAGCAAGATTCTCTTATAGGGTTGGTCTTTCAAACGACGAATTTGACGCATTTAGTATATACCTCTATCCATCAGAGTATGTGGTAGATAATAGACCAGGTATTGCTGACTATAACGCAATTCAACCATTTAACGAGAATACTAACTTTGACCTAACTTCCCCCTCTAACGAGCTTTATAAATTCAATTCAACTCGTGGTGGAATTATCGCACCAAGGGGTGTGTCTGTAATCGGATCTGACCTCAGAAGAACTAAGATTGTACCTAAATTTGTACCATATCCAACAGTACAAGGATCACTTGGTATAACTGCTGCTAACGAACCAGTTGAGTCTGCTATATTCAAACTAACTGGTGGATGCTATTTCTGGCAGATGTCATTCTTTGATGGTGACAACACAGGTGTATATTATAGGGATGACCTATCACAAATTGCACCAAACTTCTCACATCATAAGATTACTTGTTTTGAGTTTGCTAATGTAGAAGACTTAGAATTATATTATCAGAAGATATCAAAAGGATACGCAGTTATCCCTGATACCTCAGGTATTATAAATCAAGACCAAATGCAACCAAGGATTGAAGAGAATAGAATCGTTGGTCCTATATCTGATGAATTTGCAGTATCACAGATTATAAGGAATGGTCAAACTGCAACAGCATTTACCGTGGATGAACTTGGTAACCCCAAGAACCACGGTTTCTCTGTTGGTGTTGCTGTTAACGTATCGGGAGTTACTGGTCCTACTGACCAAGACGCTCTGCTATACAATGGTAGTTTCCTAGTAACGTCCGCACAGGGTAACCAATTTACTTACCAGATGTCTGCTGAGCCATCAGGTAATGCACTAGGTAGCAACGTACTAGTCAAGGTCGAGATTGATACAGTTGACTCTGCTTCGCCATATGTCTTTAACTGTTCTCTAAGATCAGTGTGGGGTATAAATGGTATGCATGCTGACGGTAGTCAAGCAACAGGTTTCAAGTCAATGGTTGTTGCCCAGTTTACTGGCATATCACTTCAGAAAGATGACAGAGCATTCGTCTTATACAACCAAACTACTGGAGCATATGAACCCCAGGCTGCGGGATCTGGTGCTCACATTAATGGACTCGCACAATACCGAAAGGGATGGAGACATCGACACATCAAAGCATCAAACGACGCTTTCATCCAAGTCGTCTCTGTGTTCGCAGTCGGATTCGGAGATCATTTCTTCTCTGACAGTGGAGGAGACCTCTCGATTACCAACTCGAACTCAAACTTTGGTAACACTTCTCTCCGATCTAAAGGCTTTAAAGCAGC